GCCGAGCCTTCGAGGACAATCCGCTCTCGGCCCCTGACCTTGGCCTTGACGCCATCGCGACCGAGGCACTGGCCACCGCAAACACCTACCGTCAGGCCGCCACGGATCTCGCCAATGGCGCGACGGCACCGCTTACCTCCTGGGGCGCGCTTCGTGACGCCGTGGCAGGCACCGGCGAAGACGGCGCTGCGGCGCTGGATGAGGCTAAGGTCTCAGCAGATCGGTTGGCAGCGGCCCTTGGCGGGCTCGGAAATGCAGGCAAAGCTGCTAAGGGCAATATTTTGACAGGTGTGGCTGCCGTAACGAAGTCTCTCACTGACTACGCCTCTGATGCGATTAACGGGGGCAAAAGCCTTGGAGAAACCTTGACCGGTGCCTTCTCTGGTGCCGAGAGCGCGTTCCGCAGTTTTGTTGAAACCGGCAAGTTTGACTTCAAGGGCCTCGTGCGCTCGATCCTGGCGGACTTGGCTGTCCTGTCGTTCAAGCGCGCGGTGCTGGGGCCCATCGCCTCGGCGCTCTCGGGCATCTTTGGCGGCGGGTCTGTCGCGGCGGCCGTCTCGCATGCGGGTGGTATTGTCGGACTGTCCGGACATAACCGCTCGGTGCCTGCAATGGCTTTCGTTGGTGCTCCCCGGATGCATTCAGGGGGGACCGTGGGGCCGATTGGCTCCTGGGCGGGTCTCCGCCCCGACGAGGTGCCAACAATCCTGCAGCGGGGAGAGCGGGTGCTGAACCGGCGTGAGGCAGCCGATTATGGCCGCGTCGGTAGTGCCGGCACAGGCGTAACGGTGAACATCGATGCGCGTGGGGCGCAGATGGGCGTGGCCGAGCAGATCGACGCAAGATTGCGGGCCGCTATTCCTGAGATCACCCGCATTGCAAAAGAAAGCGTCGCTGATGGGCGGCGCCGCGGTCAAGTGATCTGAGATGGTCATTCCCGTTCTGCCGCTGACGCTCGTGTCGTCGATCGAGCGGCGCCTCGTCACGTCGGTCGCAGAAGCGCGATCGCCATTCACCGGAACCTCGCAAATCCAGGACTGGGGTGCGTCGTGGTGGGAATATCATTTTGAGATGGCGGTGAGCCAAGGGGCACAGGCCCGGCGGCTCTCGGTCTTCTTCACGGCCCTTGGCGGATTGCGGGGCCGGTTCCTCTTCCCCGATCCCTCGATCGAGGTACCAGTGGCGACGGGCAATCCTTACGTGACCGAGGCGCAGGTTGCAGGATCATCCACCCTGCGCACGGCCGGGTGGGGACTTGGGCTGCGCGCGGGGGATTTCTTCCAGCTGGGTTCGGATGCCACCGCGCGGCTTTACCAGCTTACAGCGGACGTGACGCCCGTAGGCAGCGAGGCGGTACTCTCCTTCGTGCCACCACTGCGAGACCCGGTCCCGATCGGAACGCTGCTCGGCCTTGATGCTCCGTCGGTCCTGTTGCGGCTGACAGCACCGGTTCCCTCGGTCATCGGTCGGGCGGATAAGTACCGATTTACAATCTCAGCGCGGGAGGCACTCTGATGAGCCGCGATCTCACATTGGCCTTCGCCACCGCACTGGCAGATCAAAGCCTGCGGCCTGTCATCTTCTTTGAGGGCGAGTTTGCGACGGGCTGGGTCCGGATCTGGTCAGGGCTGGGAGAGGTAAATTGGAACGGTCAAAGCTGGGCTGGGGCTGGGTCGCTTCTGGGCCTCGGCTCGCTCAATGAAACCGGGGAGGTCGTGGCCGGCGGCACGGCCGTCTCGCTTTCCGGCGTGCCGCTGGACCTTGTGCAGATGGCCATCGATGAAGCGCGCCAGGGCCTACCGGGCAGGATCTGGCTTGGGCTGTTAACTGAGGATGGCCGCATCATTGCTGATCCGGTTCAGGCTTTCTCCGGCCGCCTTGATGTCCCCGAAATCAAAGACGATACGGACACCTGCACGATCACCATCAGCTATGAAAGCCGGTTGATCGACCTGACCGTGGCGCGGACCTGGCGCTACACGCACGAAAGCCAACAGGTGCTGTTCTCGGGCGACCTTGGCTTCGAATATGTGACCGCAATCCAGGATCGCGAAATCACCTGGGGGCGCGGATAGACATGGCCCGCGTTGATCACTGGGAACGCCTGCTTGCGGCGGCGATCGATACGGCAAGGGCAAAGCCTTTCGTCTGGAGCGTTCATGACTGCCCGACCTTTGCCTTCGAGACGCGCATGATCCTGACAGGCGGTGAGGATCATGCGGCCCTCTGGCGCGGGCGCTACACCACCGCGCTCGGCGGCCAGCGTGTGATGCGCCGTTTGGGATGGACCTCGCTTGAGGAGATGGGGCATGCGCTTTTAGACGAACCGCGGCCAGCCGTGCTACTCGCCCAGCGGGGCGACATCATTCTGGCTGACACTGGCCTCGGCTTCGGCGTCTGCAATGGGGCCACTGCAGTTGGCATGGCGCCCGAGGGCCTCGTAACCGTACCGCTGACCTCTTGCCGGCTTGCCTGGCCCATCTGATCTCGGAAGTACCCTATGCCCTTCATCGTGACAGCCGTCACCGCGATCGCGGGGGCGATCAGCGGCGTATTGGCTGCAGGCGGAATTGGTGCGGCACTTCTGCGGATTGGCGGCACGCTTTTGCTGTCCACCGCAGCACAGGCCTTGATGCCAAAGCCGCAGACCACGATGCAGCCGCGGACGGTGACGATCCGCGAGCCCGTCGTGCCGCGCGATCTCGTATATGGCCGCACCCGCAAGGGTGGGGTCATCGTCTTCCTGCACGCCTCGGGGTCGGACAACAAGTTCCTCGATCTGGTTATCGTGCTGGCCATGCATCGGGTCAAATCGATTGGGGCCATCTATTTCGAAGGCGAAGTGGCGGTAAATGCCGCCGGGATCGCACAGGGCCGCTGGGCCGGAAAGGTCCTCGTCGAAAAGAAACTGGGTGCCGCCAACCAGACCGCCTTTGCGGGCCTCAAGGCAGCGTTGCCCGACAAATGGACAGAAAACCATCGGCTGCGGGGCTGCGCCGCGATCCGGTTGCGACTGACCTATGACCAGGATGCCTTCCCGGGTGGCATCCCGAATATCACGGTCGATCTCGAGGGCAAGGACGACATCTGGGATCCGCGGACCCAAACCGCGGGCTATTCGGAAAACCCCGCGCTGTGCCTCGCCGATTACATGGCCAATGCCATCTGGGGCATCGGCGCGCGTATCGGCCAGCCTGACGGAATTGACGAGATGTCCTTGGTCGAGGCGGCGAACATCTGCGACGAGACCGTCGCGTTGGCCGGTGGCGGGTCTGAGCCGCGCTATGCCTGCAACGGGGTGATTACCCTCTCGGAGGTCCCGAAGACGATCATCGAGGGGATGCTCTCGTCCTTCGCCGGTCGCTGCGCCTTCTCAGGCGGGTCCTGGCGCATCCATGCAGGGGCATGGCGCGCTCCTGATGTCGCGCTGACCTCGGACCATGTGCGCGAAGGCGGGCTTACCTTGGCGACACGCGTGACGATGTCGTCCAACTTCAACGGGGTGCGGGGGCAGTTCGTCAGCCCTGAGAACGATTGGCAGCCGGATGACTTCCCGGCCTATGCCTCGAATGTCTATCTCGCCGAGGACGGCGGCGAAAGGAAATGGCGCGATATCTCACTGCCCTTCACGATCTCGTCGTCGATGGCGCAGCGGCTCGCGAAAATCGAGCTGGAGCGCGCACGGCGTCAGATGACGGTGCGGCTATCGGGCAAGCTTTCGGCTTGGGCCGCGACTGTCGGCGATGTGGTGACGCTGTCCTATGCCCGCTGGGGCTTTGCGGCGAAGCCCTTCGAGGTGTACGGGATGAGCCTTGATCTGACGGCCTCGGGCGATGGCGCACTGCTCCTGCCAGAACTCGTTCTGCGCGAGACCTCTCCCTCGGTCTATGACTGGTCAGCGTCCGAGCAGCAAATCTACGCCGCTGCACCGCGCACGGCTCTGCCCAATGCTTACGACATCCCGGCACCCGGTGCGCCGCAGGTCAGCGAAGACCTCTATGTCACGCGGGATGGTGGCGGGCTGAAGGTGCTCGCGAAGGTCAGCTGGGAAGCTGCACCGTCCGGTTTTGTCTCTGCATACCAGTTGCAAGGGAAACCTTCTGGCGCGGCCGAGTGGATCGACTACGGCCGGACGGATGGCACCGCACTGGAAATCCGCGACATTGCCCCAGGAGACTGGGCGTTCCGTGTAAAGGCGATCTCGGTTCTGGGCGTCTCTTCGCCTTGGCAAGAGACAGCGGTCGAAATCTTGGGACTGACGGCACCTCCGGCGCAGCTAGAGAATGTGACACTGCAAACGGCGGGTGGCCTAGCGATCCTGAAGTGGACGCGTTCGGCCGATCCCGACGTGCGCGTGGGCGGCAACATCGTGATCCGGCATTCAAAGGAAGCGACGGCCACCTGGGCCGACAGCTATTCAATGGACCGGGTCTCGGGTGGCGAGGCGATTGCTGTCGTGCCGCTAAAACCCGGCACCTATCTGGTGCGCGCGGAAGACAGCGGGGGTCGTACCGGTCCGGAAACCCGGGTCTCGACCAAGGGCGCGCAGGTGCTGGCCTTCTCGACCTTGGACTTCCTGCAAGCCGAGCCTGCGTTTACTGGCTCGAAATCTAACCTACAGGTGGCAGGTGCAAATCTGACGCTCGCCACGACGACTTCGAATGGTGTGACGCAAGTGACCGCGATGGAAGGCCAATATGCCTTTGCCGCCGGGCTCGACCTTGGTGCGGTGAAACGCGTGCGGCTTCGCTCTGAAATTGGCGTGGCCGCACTGGCACTCAATGACCGGATCGATGCGCGCACGGCGCTGATGGACACCTGGGCTGATTTTGACGGCTCCGCCGGCGCGGAAATCGATGTGCTTTTTGAAATCCGCGAGACCGATGACGATCCCGCTGCTTTGCCCAACTGGGGCCCTTGGGGCCGGCTCGACAACCATGAAATCGAAGCCCGCGCGGTAGAGGCGCGGGCGCATCTGATGACGAAGGATGCGTCCTACACGCCCATCGTCAGCCAATTGCGGCTCTATGCCGATGAGGTGGCCTAATGGCACAGACAGCGAGTTTTACAATCGCGAATGATGCGGGCGCCGCCGTACGATCGCGCATCAATGAGGTTATTGCTGCCCTACAATCGTGTAATGCCGGTGCGACAGCTCCTAGCTCTCCCACAGCGGGTATGCTTTGGCTCGACACCTCCCTGGCGCCACCCGCTCTCAAGCGCCGGAATGCCACGAATACAGAATGGGACGTCCTGCTTGAAGCCTCAGGCAATTTGGCTGGGCTCGCAAATCCTACAGTGGCACGGGCGAACTTGGGTCTTGGGACCATGGCGACCAAGTCTGCGGCGGAGTATGACGCGGCAATCGCGGCAAAGGCTTCGCTCTCCGGGGCGACGTTCACCGGAGTGGTGACAGCCCCGAACTTCGTCTCTTCCTCCGATGCCCGGCTAAAATCAGAGGTCGAGACCATCGTCGATGCGCTGGCCTTGGTCAGCGCCTTACGCGGCGTGCGCTTCACCATGGATGGCAGCCGCCAGATCGGGGTCATTGCTCAAGAGGTCGAGACCGTGCTGCCCGAGGTGGTCCGCGGCAATGAGGCGGGCCAGCTCTCCGTCGCTTACGGCAATATCACCGGCCTTTTGATCGAGGCCGTTAAGGAACTGGCTGCCCGTGTGGCGGAATTGGAGGAGGTACGCTCATGAATGACGGTGGGTTCATCGACATGATAAACTCGTTCTTCGGCGGAGCCGTGACAACGCTGATCGGTGCCTTCACCGGACGGCTCATGTGGCATTCGGGCGAGGTAAAGCTCGGCAATCGCCGCTTCTTTGGCAAAGAGCTTCTTTGGGAAATCCCTGTCGCCGTCGGCATGGCGCTGATCGGGGAGGGGGCTGCACGTTACATCGGCCTCTCGCAGCCGGTATCAACTGGGTTTGTGGCAACGCTTGCCTATCTGGGCCCGCGCGGGGCGGAAGCTCTGCTGGCAGCCTGGCTCTGCCGCAAGAAATAACTCGTTCACCAACCATAGAATTTTGCAAGCCGTCCCATCTGGGGCGGCGTTTTGTTTTGCATGGGAGACAAGCATGACGCCGTTCGATATCGCCCGTAGCTACATCGGCACAACCGAGGGGCCGGGCCCCGCTGATAATCCCGTCATCATGGAGATGTATGCCTCTGTCGGCCACGATTGGGTGGAACATGACAGTGTTGCCTGGTGCGCCGCATTCATTGGCCATTGTGTCGAGCAGGCGGGGATCAAATCCACCCGAAAGCTGACGGCGCGGTCCTATCTGGACTGGGGGATCGCCATCGACGTGGCAGATGCGCAGCAGGGCGACATCGGTGTGATTCCGCGTGGAACATCGAGCATGGCAGGGCCATGTGTTCTTCATCGATAGGATTGAGGGCGCTTGGGTCTGGGGCCTTGGTGGCAATCAGAGTGATGCGGTGAGCATCAAACGCTATCATGTCTCTAAACTCCTCGGTGTGCGTCGTGCGGGCAATGTCGCGCCAAGCGTGACGATGTCCGCCAAGGCAGTCCAGCGGCGGCTGAAGGATCTCGGCTATCACGAGGTGGGAACAATTGACGGGATTGTTGGGCCTCGAACTAGCGCAGCCATTCTGGCCTTCCGTGATGACAACAGCCTACCGCTCGTCCCAATCATTGATGTCGCACTTACCGAAGCCCTTGAGGATTCTACGCCGCGTGCAATTGCACCAGAGCGGGCATCTGGTGCGCCGCCTAAAAGCCGCATCGTCACGGCATCCAATGCACAGATTGGCCTCGGGGTTCTTGGGACTGCGGGTTCTGTTGGGGCTCAGATCGCACCGGCTCTCGTTGAAGCGGAGCGCGCGAAAGACACCGCGTCTCGGATATTTGCACTGACTGGTCTCGAGGCCTGGCTCACGATCGCTCTGCCCTGGATTGGAGCGGCCGTATTCCTCAGTGTCGTCATCTATGCCCTGCGCGCTAAAGCTGCTCGGATCGAAGACCACCGCACCGGAAAAACCCCATGAGCGCTCTCGTCACCGCACTCCTGGCAGGTCTTGGACGACGGGCTGCCTTTTACGGCACCATAGCTTTTGCCCTCTTTACCGCGCTGTGGATTGCCTTCCGACAGGGCCGCCACGCTGCAGAGGCAGACCTCGCCATTCGCCGCGCCGATGCGCGCATCCGGGCACTGCAAACATCAAAGGAGATCCGCCATGAGGTGCAAAACGCTGACCGCGCTGATCTTGAGCGCCGGGCTGACCGCTGGATGCGCGATTGAACAGCGGGGTTTGCGCGCGGATTGTGACTGGGCAGCTCCCATCCGGCCCTCGCGCGAAGATGTGCTCACGGATCCTACATTGGCTCAAATCCTGGCCTATAATGAGCTTGGCGCAGATATTTGCGGATGGGCGCCATGAGCGTTGCCATCGTGGAAGGCCCCGCCATTCTCATTGGCTATGCCTACCGGTTAGACCTGGAAAGCGAGGCGCGGCTGTTTCCAGCGCAGGCCGCGGTGGTCGCGCAAGTGCGCATCAAGCCCTCGGCCACTGACATCCTGGCCACCCTCACAACCGCAGACGGCACGCTGATACGCCAAAGCGATTGTCTGC